TACTTCCAACTAAACAGATAGAAGTAACAGCAAAACCAATGGACAGACTGATTACTCAGCCTGTATTACCACGCGAAATAGATCTCAAAGAACCTATGTGGTATGTAGTAAGTGATAAAAACATAGAAGAGTTTCACGAAAGATTAACAAAAGAGCATGGACAAGTAGTATTTGTAGCTATGTCAATACCAGACTATGAGCTAATGTCCTACAACATGCAAGAATTAAAAAGATATATTACTGAACTCAAGGAAGTAGTAGTATATTATGAAAAAGTAACAGACCCTGAAGCATTAAACAATGTGGAATAAAATAATAGAATTTTTCAAAGACTGGCACTACTTTAGAATAATGAATAAAGGTGCAAAGTTTTTTGATAAAAATCCAGTAGTTCAAGGACGATTTGAAGAAGTCGAAGACTGGCTGGAGCATATCGAAGATAGATTATCGGCAGTAGAACAACATATAGACAAGTGAAAGAGTTTTTATGGATGCTAAGACCAATAAGTAGAAAAGCAGTATTAATACGAGAAAAAGCAATTCTCATAGATGCGTATAGAGCAGGGGTAAAAAATGTTTACGGAATTAAGAGAACTATTAAAACGTGATGTAGTAGATATTACATTCGTTTCAGAAAACTCATACAAGGAGTATACAATTCCTTGTACGTTGATGGAATCCCTCACTGGAGGTAAAGTTAATCAACAAATCAATGACACTATAGTGTGTTATCGAATGGATGAGAATAGATGGGAGGATATTAGATTAAATTCTATAGTTTCTTATCAAGGAAGTCCCTGATTCTAGGGCAAGGCTCTTTAAAGAGCGGAGAATATTATGTTAATGGATTTAGTAGGTATGGTTACTTTAATAGTAACAATTGCTAGCTTGATTGCGGCGTCAACACCGACACCAAAGGATGATGTATGGATGGGCAAATTCTACAAATTTGTAGATATGTTAGCATTGAACATCGGCAAAGCGAAGGATAAAGGCAATGTCTGATGAAAGATTCAGTGGCGATATGTCACGTAACGAAGTAGAGTTAGATCTTAATAAATTTATGGCTATGGTTACCGAGATAGGTGAGTTAAAAGCTAAAATTATGGAGTTGGAAAACGACAAAGAGCCAGAAAACCCTTGGCAGAGATGGATATGGCTATCAGGAATGATAGACGCTTGGAGAATTTTCCCAAGAATGTTCCTCACTGTATACATTGTATTACTTTATAAGTGTACAATATGGTTTATGGAACTTCCAGCACCAACATTCGAGCAGTCTGGTTTAATCAGTATTGTAGTCGGAGCGGGTGCGGCATGGTTCGGCTTGTATGCTGGAACGGCGAAAGATAAGATAAACTCTAAGTAACAAAAAATAGTTCTTGACATATGCTCATATATTTAGTATAATATACATATGGAAAATATAGAACAACATGTAAAAAAAGTCAGAATGTACAACTCAGATACTAAAGAATTTGAAATTTGGTATTTTGGGAAATGCAACCATTGTGGAGCAAGCGTCAGTAAAGCTGATGGCGAGTGTCCACATTATAAGTGTTGGATAGCATAATGAATTTATTTTACTTAGATGAAGATTTAGATAAAGCAGCCCAGTATCATGTTGACAAGCATATTGTCAAGATGCCACTCGAGGCTGCTCAAATCTTATGCACTACTATATGGATAGACGATTTATTAGGGTTCGTTCCTCGAGCTCTTAATGCAGAGGAAAGAGAAGTGATGAATAAGGCAAAAGCCGAGATAAAGCATTTACCTCTTGAGGAACGACCCTACCCCTACCTACCGATGATGTACAATCATCCTTGCACTATCTGGGCAAGAGAATCCCTTGAAAACCACGAATGGGTACATTGTTATGCAAACGCATTGAACGATGAATATTACTACCGTTATGGGAAACTACACAAATCAATTGAGCAAGTAGTAAACAAACTACCTGATCCAAAGAACTTACCGAAAGTAGGTTTCACAACATTTGGATTAGCCATGCCTGATGATTTGAAAGATTACGATAATCCTATACAAAGCTATAGAGATTATTATCATTTAGATAAAGCAACTTTTGCTAGTTGGAAGCATCGTGAGAAACCTCACTGGTGGAACGAAGACTATGCAGACTATGAGAAAAGGATAACAAGATGATAGAAATTTATGGAAAAGATAACTGCCCTTACTGCGACATGGCGAAAGGCCTAGCAACAAGAAATAATGCAGAGTTTGTATATAAGCAATTAGATGTAGACTATGGATTTACAGAGCTAAGAGAGAAATTTCCTGGAGCAAGAACCTTTCCTCAGATAACTGTAGACGGTGAAAGAATAGGTGGGTACTCAGATTTAGAGGAGTACTTTAATGGACTATAAATTTAAAGAAGATGAAGTATTATTAATGTTAAAGAATCATATACTGAAAAGTTATGACGCTCATTATAGTATGAATAAAATCCAGTCGACAGAGTTTATAATTGACGCTGGTCATGGCGAAGGCTTCTGCTTAGGTAATATTATCAAGTATGCACAACGCTATGGAAAGAAGGAAGGAAAAAACAAAGAAGATTTACTAAAAATACTTCATTATGCCGTAATCCTATTAGGAAGCGAAAAATGAACGAAGCTTTGGTAGTACTAATGTGGTTGATGTTGAAGCATACTATTGCTGATTATCTACTACAGAAACCTTGGAAAGATAAAGGCATATATGGCAGCAATGGCGGTCTTATTCATGCTACACATCATGGAATAGGTGCATTATTAGTATTAACATTCTTTGTTGCTCCCTACCTTGCAATACTTATGGCTTTTTTAGATGGTCTATTACACTATCATATTGATTATGCTAAGAACAAGATAAAAAAGACTTTTAAATTAGACAACACACAAACACTATACTGGGGATTACATGGATTAGACCAATATCTCCATGTTTTAACCTACATACTTATTATATGGATACTTTATGGCAATTAAAACAAGAAAACACGAAAATTTAACAGAAACAAACATACAACATGTTATGGAGTTATTGAAGGCAGATAGTCCAATAACGAAGAAAGAAGCATGTAGTATATTAAATATAAGTTATAATACTACAAGGCTCAATAAAATTATTGAAGACCATTTAGATACTGTAGCTTATAGAGAGCGTAGAAAAGCCCAAAACAAAGGTAAAGGTGCTACAGAAGCAGAAATCAAACAAATAGTGAACTTCTATTTAGATGGTAGTAATGTTTCTGACATAGCAAAGGCGTTATATAGATCGCCAGCTTTTATCAAAGCAGTAGTAGAAAGAGTAGGTATTCCACAGAAATTACCTCAAACAGACTATGAAGGCAGAAGAAACGCCATGCTACCAGAGCAATGTGTAGCAGAACAATTCGAGGTCGGAGAAAAGGTTTGGGCAGTAAAACAGAATTACCCAGCTATAGTTGAAAGACTACAGTCTACTTCAGGAGATGGAACAAATTTTTATTTGGTAAGTACGATTGAGTGTACTCAAGAAGATTTAAAAGATACTTATTTTCCACATTTATCTTTTGCAGGAAAGCAGTATGTTTTAGCAAGTTGGGAATTAGGAAGCCTAAGACATTTACAGAAATATCTGTAAACACTAGGAGAAAGAAATGGAATTATGGCAGATTATTGCTGCAGTATACTTATCGGGTACGCTCGCTGCAATGTATAGCATATGGTGGCCATCTTATAAATTGATAAGAATGGTTCAACCAAGTAATATAGTAGTACAAAAACCTCTACTATCAAGTACTGTAGTTTTTTCCATATTTTTAATATTCTTTCCCGTGCTGATAATAACATTTATAATACCTAGTAAGCTAGAAAGATTTATAAATGGTTTTGTCAATGGAGTAATCAATATTAAATAATGGCATATAGTAAGGAAGTAATTGAAAGATTTGAATCAGTATTAAATAATCCAAAAGCACATTCTGTGGGTCGATTCGATCCAAAAGCAGATAACGTAGCTACAGGGATGATAGGCGCTCCAGCGTGTGGTGATGTAATGAAATTACAACTAAAACTAGATGAAAACGAAAAAATTATAGATATAAAATTTAAAACCTATGGATGTGGTAGTGCTATTGCTAGTTCTACCATGTTTGTAGAAATGTTAAAAGGTAAAACAATAGAAGAAGCAAAGTCTATCAAAGACAAGGACATTGCAATAGCTTTGAACCTGCCTCCTATTAAACTGCATTGTTCAGTATTGGCAGAAGGTAGCATAAAAAGTGCAATAGAAAACTGGGAGCAGAAATGTACGAAGAATTAGTAAAACATCTCGAAGGTCAGGTAGCTTATCACAGAGCTAACTGTAGAGTTTATTTAAGAAATCCAGTCGGGATTGGTGAACATCCTGATGTTATGGAGTCAATAAAAGCAGAGCTTAGTAAACTTGCAGAAGCAGAAGATATGTTAAACGCCTTACAGAAACATTTGAGATAATACCAATTATTATAGATAACAAAAAATAGTTCTTGACAATTGGTTATAATTTTATTATAATATATTTATAAACAAAAAACAAGCAAATATGAGCGACAGATATTACCAACAGATGCGAGACACCACAGGGTGGGCATTTGGTATGCCAGAGTTCATGCGCAATAACAAAAAATATAGGAGAAGAAGAATGGCTTGGACAGACGAATCTAAAGAGCAAGCAGTTGAAATGTATCAGGATGCAGAACCTACACCTGAGACTTCAATGGAGATAGTAAAAGAAATCGCTGAAGAACTTGGGGAAAGCCCAAACGGTGTTAGAATGATATTAACAAAAGCAGGAGTATATGTAAGAAAAACTCCAGCAGCTAAGTCAAGTGGTGGCGGTAGCACAGGCGGAGGTAGAGTTTCAGTTGCAGATGCACAAGCAAAACTTACTTCAGTTCTAGGTGATGCAGGTCAAGAAGTTGATGAAGCAATAGTATCAAAACTAACTGGTAAAGCAGCAGTCTATTTCACAACAGTTATAGAATCATTAAATAAGTAGTGTAATTTAGTGTGTTGAGGCAGTCTTCGTGATTGCCTCAATTTTTTGCATCTTAAATAAGTGACCAAAAATTTAACAATTCAAAAGAGTTTTTGTTAGTTTAAATTGGAGGAAACATGAAAAAACTAGAGTTTGAAAAGAAACTAGACGACGCAGGAGATGCCGTCATCACTTACAGAAGTCAAAATTCACGCAAGTTAAAATACAATGTGTGTACAAGAGACTTCTCCACAGCCTACATAAAGGGCAAAAAGAACAGAGCTAAAGAGAGTCAACATACTTCCTTACTATTTTGCTGGGACACAGATTCTTATAGAATACTTGTGCCTGAAAATGTAACGAGTATTATACCTCTCAACCGAGTCATTCGCAATGATTGATTTAGAAGCACCCTCAGTTTATGAAAAAATAATTCAAGAGTCTGAACACGATCAGCTTCGTCTTGTAGTTAGTACCTTTCGTGGAGTAGAATATTTATCTCTACGAAAGTATTATCTTGACTTCGATGAAGACTGGAAACCTTCTAATCAAGGCATTACTATTCCAATAGATATGGAAAACACTAGAAATTTGTTTCAAGGCTTAGTTGAGATTCTTTCATTAGCAGAATCAAAAGCAATCATAGAAGAAAATTTCAGAGACTTGCTGGACGAAATCTACCTCTAACAAAAATAGTTCTTGACATTTCCTTAAAAATTTAGTATAATATATTTATGATTATAAAAGGACACATGACATATGACCAACACGGTCGCAAACGTAAGAGCAAATTCACTAAAGCTGTTAAGAGTAAACAACAGGAATGGAAAACATTTGCTCCAGATACCACATTCCGTAGAACTACGGAACAATACCCTTCGGCTCCTATGAGCCAGTACACAACCCCACAGGATAATACTTACAAGCAGAAAGAAAGTAAGAATTATACTGTTTCGATTGCGTACAATAAAGGGGCATACCAAGTAATACCACAAGAAGAAGTAAAACACATAGGCAAATAATGGAAGAACTAAAAACATTTTTAATTAAAGCAAAAGACGAATACTATAAAGGTAATCCAATTATACCTGACGAAGTGTATGATAGATTAGAAGAACAATTAGATGTTAAAAATTTATCTGTTGGAACAATGAGTGGTGATGATGGATTTAGATATCCCCATATGTTTCCTATGTATTCTTTACAGAAAATACATGAAGGAGAAAAAGATCATACCACCTTTTTACCTGGAGTAGTAGTACCTACACCTAAATTGGACGGAGCTGCAGTTAGTATTCAATATATAGATGGACAACTAACAATGGCACTTACTAGAGGAGATGGCAAAAAAGGCTTAGACATTACTGAGAAAGTTAGACATCTTGTTGCTAGTTCCATTCCTAGTAGTAAGCCTACCCAGATAACAGGAGAGATAGTAGCTCCTAAAGATATACCCAATGCTCGTAACTACGCAGCGGGTGCGCTTAACTTGAAAGATATTGAGGAGGTTAAGAGAAGAAATCTAAGATTTGTAGCTTATGGAGTACAACCTTCAACCCGCCCTACTTGGAGCGAAGATATGGAAGAATTACAAGAATTTTTTGATACAGTAATTGATTTAGGTTGTTTGGACATCTTTCCCCAAGATGGAGAGGTATGGAGAGTTAATAACAATGAAGAGTTTAACAACTTAGGGTATACTTCTCGTCATCCAAGAGGTGCTTTTGCCCTTAAAGAGAAGAAAGATGGCGTAGTTACAAAACTACTTGATGTTAAATGG